TGCTGACATACTGTGAAAGTCTAACAGCCATCACATATGAAGGAACGATCGCTCAGTGGAACGCCATCACCAAACCGGTCAACTGGATGTCCTCCGGAGAACATTCCTACAACAATTATCTGAAAAAGATCCAGTGCATAGATGGCTATTTGGAATATGATTCTGAAAATAATGTGTGGAATGAGGTGAAAAACGGATGATGAAATTTTTAGTGAAACAGCAAAAAATCGAAGCACTGGAGCGAGAGGTCATTGCCTCTGACCAGATCGCATTTGTTTCGGTAAAGTTCGTGTTCGATGGAGCTTGGAAAACGCTGCACAAAGTGGTACAGTTCACGCAGTGCGAAGAAACATACAACGTAGTGCTTGGCACAGAGGGAACGACTTGTTTGCTGCCTGCCGAACTGCATCCTGGTGCGGTGAAGATGAGTTTGTTTGGTTACGATGAGGAAAGCGATACTACACTGCGTGCAACAACCGTACCAGTAACTCTTCACATTCGACCATCTGGGTTTGTTGCAGATGGGGATACGCCAATTCCGCCGACTCTGGATTTATATACGCAGCTTTTGAAAAAACTGGATGAAAAGGCTGCTGGACTTCAAAATGGAAAAGATGGATTTTCTCCAAAAGTGAAGGCGGAGCAAATGAAGTCTGGTGTTGTAATTACCATTGTCGATGCCGATGGTGAAACTTCTGCAACGCTTCATAATGGTGCAAACGGAGAAAAAGGTACAGACGGTAAATCTGCATATCAAATTGCGGTAGAACAAGGTTATCAAGGCTCTGAATCAGACTGGCTCTCTTCCTTGAAAGGCGATAAAGGCAATACAGGAGCCAAAGGAAATCCCGGTCAAGATGGTGCAGATGGAAAATCAGCATATGCAATTGCAGTGGAGCATGGCTACGAAGACTCCGAGGAAAAATGGCTTTTATCCTTGAAAGGTGAAAAAGGTGATACTGGCGAGCGTGGTGAAAAGGGCGACACCGGATTGCAGGGCGAGCGAGGCGAAAAGGGTGAAACGGGTCAGCAGGGCGAACAAGGTCCAAAGGGCGAAAAAGGTGATCCCGGAAATAGAGGGCTGCAGGGCGTTCCTGGAGAAAAAGGTGAAAAGGGAGATGCTGGCGTAGCTGGTAAAGACGGCTTTTCCCCGATTGCGAATGTTGTGAAGGATGGCAGTGTTATCACAATCACCATTACAGATAAAAGTGGTACAACTACAGTGACATTAACAGAGGGTGCAGCCGTAGATCTTACACCATATGCAAAGACGGTTTATGTGGATGAAAAAGTGCAGGAATTGTCCGACAGTCTGACGTATACCTTGCAGGAGCACACACTTTCCATCACACATCTGGAAGATAAATCGCATACCCACGAAAATATAGCTACTTTAAATGAAATCACAGATGTAAAATGGAAGGCACTCTGGTCGGCACAGCACATTCATACCAATATAATAAGTCTGAACAGTATCAGTCCCGCGGACATTACAAATATCCATGATACTTTCCCTGCACAGATCTATGCACTTCAGCAGTCTTTGGGAGATATTCAGACTGCATTGGCTGATATTGTGGAGGTGACGGAGTAATGGCAACAATTGCACAGTATATCGCAGCAATCAACCACCAGCGTGACCTGCTGGCAGGACATTTGGTTTCCCATGGTATCATTGCAACCGCAGATGAAAAGCTGAATTTGCTTGTTCAGAAAGTAGGACTGATACCCAGTGGATCATCGACCGAAAAAACGATTGTGTATGATGCAAATCACAAAGAAGGAATCTATCTGTCCTATAATGACGTGGTTTATGGTTTGTCAGATTTCGTAACTGAGCATTCCGCATTCTGTAGCGAAAAAAACAACTACGCACTGAACTATGGCACGGACGTTTTCGGGTGGGATTACAGTTGCTATAGTTGTTCTACAACACCATTAAAGATTACATCTGCTTCGCAAATTGCAATTCGTTTTCATGCGTATAGTACGGAAACTGGCATAATGCGATTAGTACAGTCAGATACTGGAACTGCATCAGATATTTTAGAAAAAGCACAAACAGAGGGCAGTTATATTGACCTGCCTTTGCAGTGGCTGTACAGCACGGACTACATCACAACATTGACCCCATGCGAGGGCGTAACTGCAGGCACTTATTATTTGGTGTGGGTAGGGCGGAGCAACAACAGCCACCCGCTGATTCAATCTATCACAATTTTGTAAGGGGGGAAATACAATGAATATTATTGAGGCAGTAGAGCAGCTGAAAGTCGGAAAAGCAATCCAACGAAGTAACTGGGGCAATGCAAAAATTCAAGCAGTGCAGCTTGAAAATGGACAGTATCAGATTTTTGCATCTGGTGACCTAACGCCGGAAATGTTGGTACTGCTTTCCGGCGATTATGATGTGAAAGAAGAGAAAGAAACGAAAGATGTGAAAGAAACGGAGGAAGCTGTGTGATTCGAGAGATTATCACCATTGCGATTTCTGTGCTGTCTGCAACGGGCATTCTTGGCATCGGTACAAGGTCGATTTTAAATCGCATGCAAAAACAGGATGCCCGACAAAAGGCACTGGAATACGGTGTGCAAGCTCTGCTCCGTGACCGGATGTTGCACTGCTATAACAAGTACATTGATGCAGGTTTTGCACCCATCTATGCGAAAGAAAACTATGAAAATATGTACCGGCAGTATCATGAACTCGGTGGCAACGGTGTGATGACACATCTGCATGAGGAATTCATAGCACTGCCAACCGAGAAAGGAGAAACCGTATGAAAAGAGATTGGAAACAGTGGACGAAAGCTGCTGTTATTCGAGCAATCAAAACCATTGCTCAGACAGCAATAGCGACCGTTGGTGTGGCAGCAACCATGCAGGATGTTAATTGGCTTGTAGTTGGCAGTACCGCACTTCTGGCGGGCATTTTATCTGTACTGACCAGCGTGGCTGGATTACCTGAAATCAAGGAGTAGTACTGCTGTTTGACAATTGAAAACGGTATTGCTATCGTACAAAAAGCAGCACCGAATTTGTGTACTCCGACAAATATCACACTTTCCAGAAAAAATCCTTGACCATAGGTTAAACCTATGGTATAATGATTACAGTGGATTGGGAAACCACCCACGAATACCGGGCAAGCGGATATGGAAAGGAGGCACATATGGAGGAAATGGGAATGACGGATTTGCAGTTCAAATCCTTTATTATGCTTTTAATCAAGCAGTTAGAGGATGCGAAAACCGAGGCTGAAAAGCAAGCCATTATTGAACAGCTGAAACAGATGCTTCAGGGCTAAAAGAAAAAGCCGACTGAAAAACAGTCGGCAACGGAAACACAGAAAGAGCGGACTTGCCACCGCTTTTTCGTGCTACAACAATTATATCACGTTTTGCCCGAATTGGCAAGAAAAAATTTTAGGAGTGGTTTTTTGACACCCCAAGAAAAGTATGATAAGCAAAATACACGTTTCATTGGTTTGAAGCTGAATCGAAAAAGCGATAAGGATATTCTGGATGCCTTAGAGGGAAAAGCCTTGCAGACGGAAATCAAACGCTTGCTCCGAAAAGCTTTAGAATCCGAGAAAGAAGAAAAAGAATGAAAAATGCGGTATGTCGTTTTTGGCGTACCGCATTTTTCTATAGTAGTTGTTTTACTGATTTTCGGAATCTTCTCTACATAGTTCATCCAGTGTAACACCGAGGGCAGTTGCAATACGGTTCAGATTCCCGATTGTGATATTTTCAAATTTGATGTAGTCGTTTTCGTAGTCTGTAATTTTCTTATAGTGTACGCCGGAAAGAGCGGCTAACTCTTTTCGAGTAATGCCGTTCTGTTCCCGTATTCTCTTGATGTTATTCTGCATTCGGCTCACACTCCACGAGAGGATAATCGGTCGTATCACAAAGAATCAAGGTTGCAAAGCTGTCTGCATTTGTTTGAATTTCTTTGATCGGAGTAGCGACCGGAATTGGTTTCTTTTCATTTTCTCTGAAACATAGCATCATTGCCAAGACATCAGATGCCATTTCCATTGCATCCACCAAAGAATCTCCGCACGTATAACAGTTTTCTACATCCGGAAAGTCAACCGAATAAGCGTTGTTTTTCTCTTTTGTGAAGATTGCAGGGTAAACGTATTTTGCCATTTTACCAGCTCCTTTTTGTTTTTGAATGGGGGTACAAATGCGGATTTGAAAAGTTGACAAGGAAAGCGAATGGTTCGCTTTCTTGCCATTTTGAAAACCCCGTAGGGTCGGGGCTTATTTCAGCCCCGCATCCTTCAGGATTTTGTTTGCGGTTCCGGTTGCGATTTCCTGTCCGTCATGCCGTCCAACAGAAAATGCTGTTTCTGTTTTGGGGCTGTACCAGATTTCGTGGTTTCCGCCCTCTCGGATTTTGTAGCATCCGGCTTTGCGAAGTTTCTTTTTTAATTCGCCTGTCCGCATTTGCTTTCCCCCTTTCTTTAGTTACATTATACCACGTTTTCGTGGAAAAGTCAAGCGAATTTTCGATTTTTTCAAAAGTATTTTTTGTAGAAGGGAGTCGTTTTATATGACAGTAAAGAGTTTTTCAGCAACGGACAACACCCAACTGACTGAGCACTTCAACGCTCGTGAATTCCGTTGTAAATGCGGTAAAAGCCACGACTTTTTGATTTCGGATGAATTGGTGAGCAAGCTGGAACAGCTGTATGCAGCATTGGACTGCGGCAAGATCATCATCAACAGCGGTTACCGTTGTCCTGAGCATGATAAAGCGGTAGGCGGTACGAGTACCGGGCAGCACACCAAAGGCACAGCGGCAGACGTGGTGTGCTACGATAAGTCTGGCAACATAATTTCAGCAAAGACGGTGTGCTGTAAGGCTCAGGATTTGGGTTTCAGCGGCATTGCCAATATCACCGGTGCTTATACTTCGGTGCATCTGGATGTGCGAACAGGGGCAAAATGGTATGGTGATGAAATCAAAGGCACAAACACGGTGACAAGCGATTTCTACCGCTATTTCGGCATTGCAAAAGCACAGCCGCAACCATCTGAAATTGTGGCAAAAGGGATTGATGTTTCCAAGCATCAGGGCGTAATCAACTGGGAAAAAGTCAAAGCATCCGGGCTGGTGGATTTTGCAATTTTACGGGCTGGTTTTGGGAAAGAATCCAGCCAGATCGATGTGCAGTTTGAACGGAATTACAGCGAGTGCAAACGGCTTGGAATCCCCTGCGGTGCGTACTGGTACAGCTACGCCAAAACTGCCGCAGAAGCGGAGCAGGAGGCTGCTGTGTGCCTGTCTGTTCTGGCTGGAAAGCAGTTCGAGTATCCGATCGCATTTGACATCGAAGAACAGGCAAGTCTGCAAAATGCAGATGCCCTGTGTCAGGCGTTTTGCAGTGCGTTGGAGTCTGCCGGGTATTATGCGGCAATTTATACGTTCAAGTCGGCTCTGGAAAGCTGTATTGGGGACGATATAAAGAGCCGGTATGACGTGTTTCTGTCTCATGTGGATGTGAGCAGATCGTCCTATGCCGGGAATTATGGGCTGTGGCAGTACAGCTGGAAAGGCAGCGTTTTAGGTATTGTCGGCGAGGTGGATCTGGACTATGCGTATCAGGATTATCCGGCGATCATCAAGGCTTCTGGGCTGAATGGATTTTCAAAAAATGCAACAACTGCCACAGACAAGCCGAATGAGGACACGGAAAAAGGCACTAACGATGATGACACACTCAAACAGATCTTGCAGCACGTTGCCAGTATTGACGAGAAATTGAACGGATAAAACAGCGGTGAAACGCCGTTTATAGGTAGTAAAAAACGCTCTTGAACACGGTGTTCAGGAGCGTTTTTTTTCGTTTTGCGTAGTAAGCCACAATTGAATACAAAATATTAGTGGCTTTTAATTTTTGTTTCTTCTAACAAGGTAAACTTTAATGCTTTAGGTAAAATACTTTTTTCAATAATATCTGGATTAAGAGCCAAAAATTTCTTTGAAATATTAAAAATATTATCATCAACTTTTGAAGAAATAGTAATTGATTGAAGGATGATTTTATGATTATCTACATCTACAAATGCATATTGATTATAACTCTTTCCATTTATCAATGTTAAATCAAAAGCTATTTTCCCTTTGCAAAGAAATGGAACAAACCCGCTGCATATAAAATGATTGATTGGATTTTCACATGAGGTAGCAATAACCAAGAAATCATATTGACAATCATTTAATTTTATTTCTTGATAATTGTTCATAAAATCACCTCCTTATAACTAATACTATGAAGTTATAATATTTTTGCGGATACGCTATCTATAAGTTCAAATACATCACTTAATATAGCATCAGCCTCTGATTTACTGAATATCATCTTAGTTAACATAAGTATTTGATTTGCGTGAAAATAAACGTGTCTACTTTTCACGATTTGATTGTATATATCTTCAATGCATGATTCATAAACAGAATCATTTATGATAATAGATATATTTTTTTTCAGTTTGTGTTGATTATTACTATCTTTTTCAAAAATTGCTCCAAAATTCTTATATGAGCCACTTCCTTTTGGTGCAGCATGATTTACATATATTGATTTGTTCAATAATAATTTTAGCAAAAAAGCTTCTAAGCCCTTTAAAGCCGGAAAAACATAACAACTATATTCTTCGACTTCAATATTAGAATTTGATAAGGAAATCGATGGGGAAAGAATTTTCTTGATTTCTTCATCAAGTTTATCATAAGCGTTAGGAATTCTTTCTCTTAAAATATTTCTTGCTTCGGAAACAGAAATATTTGATTTATAAACTTCTTTTTGTCTTGCATTAATATCCTCTTCTGTGACATCGTCTTGGATTGACATGAAGTACATTAACTGTGAAAATATATATGCAGGATTCCCTTGAATTAGAATTTTCTTGTTTTGATATCGTTTT